CACATACTTGCACTAGATGATGGCAACTATGCAGCACAACCTAACAATAGATTAATTTGGGATTTACCATCTTTTACGGTGAAAGATAATATTCCTGATTGGAAAGTCCAAACGTCAGAATGGAATGTAGAAGATTCTGGTAAATGGCGAACAGAAGATACTGATAAGTTCTTCTATGAAATGGAGGAAAAGAAAAATGATTAAAAAATGGATTAAATCATTAATTGAAAAATTTTTTGGTAGATTTTGTAAGTGTGAAGAAGACGAACATATTACAATGTATACAGAAAAACCTAAATCTGACATCAAAGTTGTTTGTCAAAAACATCCTGATGGCTATAAGAAAACTTGTCCTGGTTGTAGAGAGGCAGTTGCATAATGGAGGGTAGTAGGTTGAACTATTATTTTACAGGCATACTAATTGTTTTATTTGTGTTGTTAGCATTTATAAAACCAGCGTATCCAGGTTCAACGCAAACTAATACATCAGGATCTAATACCGCTATTGAAGGTGGTTACACATCTACAGCAACTACAACATATCAAACAGGATCAAGTTCTAATAGCACAACAACCAATAACTCAACATCTAATACAAAATCAGCACCACCATCAGCTTCATCGCCATCATACAACAGTATGACACAGGACGTTTGTGCAGTGGGTGGATCATTAGGTGTGCAAACATTTGGTTTAGGTATTAGTGGTGGAAAACATTTTGTTGATAAAAATTGTGAAAGATTAAAACTAGCTAGAATACTTAATGACTTTGGTATGAAAGTTGCAGCTGTTGCAATACTTTGTCAAGACGAGAGAGTATTTGAATCTATGATTCAAGCAGGCACACCATGTCCAATTGATGGTAAGATTGGTAAGGAAGCAAAACAGCTATGGGGTAAGTATGATCATGAAAGACCAGATTATACTACATATGTCAAACGTATGAAAGATAGAGAAAAAGCTGACATTGCAGAACAAAAAAGAATTACAAAAGAATTAGAAGAAATGGATAAATTACAGGCTATTGAAAATAAAAAATTAGAAAACGCAAAAAAAATGAAAGAATGGAAACATCCTAGATAATATGAATAACAAACCACTAAAAATTTCTGAAGAGGCCGCCGTGCAGATGCCTATGAAGACGGTTGCTAGTTTGATAATTATCGTCGC